CCGTGACGATCCCTTGGCGTTCTTTCGTGAGATCCTAGGTGTCGAGCCATGGTCGCGTCAGATCGATATCATCGATGCCGTGCGGACGTATCCGCGCGTAGCCGTGTGCTCGGGCCACAAGGTTTCAAAGAGCCACACGGCGGCGGGCTTGGCGCTTTGGTATTTCTGCAGCTACGAGGACGCGCGCGTAGTGATGACCTCGACCACGTCACGCCAAGTCGATCAAATACTTTGGCGTGAGCTGCGCATGATGCGCGCGCGCGCGGGCCGGTGCGTGACGTGCAAGCGTGACGATCCCGATGGGTTAGTCATCGCGCGGCCGTGCGCGCACTCGGCGCTTATCGAGGGCGAGCAAGGCGACCTCGCACGCACCGGACTCAAGACGCCGGACTTCCGCGAGATCTTCGGATTCACCGCGCGCGAACCCGAGGCCGTGGCCGGTATCTCGGGCCGTCACGTGCTCTACGTCGTGGACGAAGCCTCGGGCGTGGCCGATGAGATCTTCGAAGCCATGGAGGGTAACGCAGCCGGCGGCGCGCGCTCGGTGTACTTCTCAAACGGCACGCGTAACGAGGGCGCGTTTTTCGAGGCGTTCTATGCGAAGGCCGAATTCTACAAGACGCTGCGCATATCGTCCGAGGAAACGCCGAACGTGATCGCGGGCGAGGTCGTGATCCCCGGCCTCGCTACGCGCGATTGGATCGAGGAAAAAAAGCGCGAATGGGGCGAGGACTCGGCGTTGTACAAGGTGCGCGTCAAGGGCGAGCACGCGCTAGCGGAGGAGGGTCGGATATTCACGATCCACATGATCGGCGAGGCCGAAGCGCGATGGTCTACCACGCCCGATGCGGGCCGCTTGTACATCGGAGTCGATCCCGCGGGCGAGACGGCGGCGGGTGATGAGACTGTGTTCGTTGCGCGGCGTGGTTTGAAAATGATCGGCATGTGGTCGCATCGCAACAAGAGCGAGGCCGCGATCGTAACGTTGCTCGCGCAACTGATCGACTCGATCAAGCTGCCGCGCGAAACGCCCGTGGTCGTGGTCGACATCGAGGGCGCCGTTGGCGCGACCGTGCTCGGCGCGTTGCGTGAGCACGTGCGCGCCGAGCGCGCGCGCACGCAAGTGGATCCGTTCGAGCTTGTGACGATCAAAGCGAGCGGCGCGCCGATGCGGCAGCCGAACACGTTCGGCCGCTTGCGCGATGAGCTCTGCCAAAACCTTTATCTATGGTTCAAAGATGGCGGCGCGATCATCGAGGACACCAAGCTTGCGCAAGAGCTGCATACGCTCGAGTGGTTCGAGGACACCAAAGGCAAAAGCAAGGTCACGCCGAAAGATGACATTCGCAAAGCGCTCGGCGGCCGCTCGCCGGACCATTACGACGCACTTGCGCTTTCGGCGTGGGAGCCGCAATCGCTGCGCGCCGAGGCCGAACCGAAAGCGCCGCCGCCGCCGGCTGCACTCGAGCACGCCGAGCGCGTGATCGATCCCTATGGAGCAATGGACGCATGGCGCAACGAATAACGATGACGCGAGGGCGCCGCTCGCTACTCGCGCTCTTACAGCTCGCCCGCGCGCTCGACGTAGCGGCGCGCTGCCGTGTGTCGCATCAATCTGTTAGCGATTGGGCAACGGGGATCAAGCGGCCGGACGCGCACGCGCGCGCTGCGCTACAACGCACCTACGGCATCACCGCGACCGATTGGGATCTAGACTACAGCCGGCGCGCGTAGTTCCGTTGCCGCCCTAACGCACAAAACGTTGTGTCACACGTTCACGCGTGGCGAGTCTCACACAACGGATCTCACAAGCGGCCCGCTCGGCGCTGCTGGGGATCTCGACATACGCGCTGCCCGATCAGCCTGCGTATCTGTATGACATCGACTCGCCGAACGTGCAGCAAATGCGCGAGATGTTGGGCGGGCAACTCGTGCCCGCCACGGTTAGCAAAGTTCGTTGGTACATGGCGGATCTCGAATCCGCCGAGCGCTCGGCCGATACCGGCGACCTCACGGGCCCGGGCATGCTCATGCTTGCCGCGCGTAAAGACGGCCACTTGTCCGGCGTTCTCTCGACACGCACCGATGGCCTAGTCCGTTTGCCGAAACGTTTTAGGGGCGATGCCGAGGTCGTGGCCGAGCTCGAGGCCGGGCACGAATCGGTGCGCTCGACGTTCGATGACATGTTCCCGCCGCAGGAACTAGCGTTGTTAGCAGCGGACGGGATCTTGTGTGGTGTTGGCATCGCCGAATTGCTGCCCGTCGAGGGGCGTGCGTTCCCCGTATTGGTGCGGCTCGATCCGCAATATCTACAATACGTATGGTCTGAAAACCGCTTCTATTACCGCTCGGCCGTGGGCCGGCTGCCGGTGTTTCCGGGTGACGGTCGATGGATCTTACACGTGCCCGGCGGCCGTGTAGCGCCATGGCAAACGGGCCTTTGGCGTGCAGTGGGCCGCGCATACATTCGTAAGGAGCACGCGAATTGGCACAAGGACAATTGGGAAGCCAAGTTAGCGAACCCCGCACGCGTTGCCATGGCGCCGCAAGGCTCGACCGAAGCGCAACAGCAAAGTTTCTTCCAGCAGATCATGGCGTGGGGCGTCAACTCTGTGTTCGGCATGACGCCCGGGTATGAGGTCAAGCTGATCGAAAGCAACGGGCGTGGGTTCGAGTCGTTCAATCAAACGATCGAGCAACAGAACAAAGAATTTCAGATCGCGATCGCGGGACAGACCGTCACGACAGACGGCGGCGTGGGTTTCTCGAACAAAGACATTCACCAGTCGATCCGAGCCGACCTCATACAGTCCACTGCGGACGCGCTCGCTTACACAGTCAACACGCAAGGGATCCCGGTATTCGTCGCGCTGAAATACGGCGAGGACAAGATCCTAACCAAACTGGCAGCGATGGAATGGGATGTCACGCCGCCACAAGATCGCGCGGCCGCGGCTAACTCGGTGCTCACGCTCGCAAACGCCATGATCCAGATGACCGCGGCGCTCGGTGCGCACGGCATGCAGCTCGACGTGGCCGCACTCGCGCAACGCTACGGCGTACCGATACGCGGCGATTTCGATGGTGACGGCGTGCCCGATGTCACGAGCACGCCCGCGGCAGCGCCCGGCGGGCAAGTGGTGCCGATCAAACCGGCGCCGGGCCCTACGTCCACGCCCGCGGCCGCGCCCGCGCAAGAGGCCGCAGCATGAGCGCGCACGCACGAAACGCCTACGAGCGGCGCGGCATTCTCGCGATATGGCCCGATGCACTCGCCGAGATGTTCGGTAGCAGCGCGCCGGAAAACGTCGAGGCCGGCGATGCGGTGATCGTGGACATTCGCGGGCCACTCGAGCAACACGCCCACCCGTGTTTCGATAGCTTCGAAGCGATCACCGCGCGTGTAGCGGCGGCTTGCGGCTCCAGTGCTCGTGCGGTGATCCTTCGATTTGATTCGCCCGGCGGCGAAGTGTCCGGCTGTTTTGAGTGCGCGCGCGCGCTGCGTGCGATGTGCACCGCGGCCGGGAAGCAAATGCACGCCTATGTCGAGGGCGATTGCTGCAGCGCGGCGTACGCGCTCGCGAGCCAATGCGACACGATCACGCTTAGCGAGACATCGCTCATAGGCTCGATCGGGATTTTCTTTTGTCGCGAGGACATCACCGCGGCGAACGCTGCGCGCGGCTTGCGTGTGGCGGTGATCACGAGTGGCGCGCGCAAGGCCGATGGCCACCCTATGGCGCCGCTCACCGATGCCGAGGTCGCGGCTACGCAAACGATCGTGGACTCGATGGCCGGTGTGTTTTTCGAGCTCGTAGCAAGTGGTCGAGCGGCGCGCGGACTCACGGCCGAAAGCGTGGCGCAGCTCGAAGCCAAAGTGTTTCACGGCGCATCGGCCGTGGTTACAGGACTCGCCGATCAGCTCGGCGCTCTAACAACCGTGCTCGCGACGATCGCGAGTCCAGTGATCGCGACGAAAGGAATGACAGCCATGGCTGCCGATAAATCACCGTATGAGACTGCGCGCGCGGCGTTAGAGGAAGCCGCGAAAGGCGAGGACGCAAACGCCGCTGCAGCTAAGCGCGCACTCGCCGCGCTCGACATGCAACCCGATGGCGATGAGCCCAAGAAGAAAGATGCGCCGGCGGGCGATGACGATGCCGCTGCCGCCGCCGCCGCTGCCGGCGATGACGATGACGATGACGCGAAAGCCGCGGCCGCCGCCGGTGCCGAACCGGATGGTGATGAGCCGCCGAAAAAAGAGGGGCGAGCTGCAGCGGCGTACCGCATCGCGCTCGCCGCGCAAAAGCAAACCGAAGCGCTACGCGCCGAGCTCGCTAAGCGTGACGTGGCGGCCGAGCGTGTGAAGCTGATCGCCTCACGGCCTGATCTCACGGCCGAGATGCGCTCACTACTCGAGCGCGCGCCCATGACGCTAGTGCGCGAGCACATCGCCGCGATGCCGAAGCTAACCGGCACGCTCGGCAACAATCCACTCGCCACAAGCGCGGGCGTAGGTGGCACGCGCGGTGAGTCGCAAGGCTCGGGCGAAGTGTCGCACTTGCCGCCGGGTGAAAAGCAAGCCCTCGACGCACGCATGGGTTTGCTCGGCTCGGCTACGGGCGTGCACTCGACCGAGCACAAACTAGAGCTCGGCGTTTCGAAGTTCGTAGCCGCTGCAACCAAAGTTCCCAACGGGGTTTGACCCGTTCCCACGCGCACCTAACAAGCCCTCTCGACACAAGGATACAACGCTATGGAACGGATGATCACCGAGGCCCATTGGGGCTATTACAGCTTTGCGCCCAAAACCGGCGAGGTTTGCGAGCGCGGCAAGATCGCCGCGTTCGATACCACGGACGGCAGCGTCATCAACGCAAAGACCGCGACCACGTTGGTACCGATCGGTATTTGGCATGAGTCCAAAACAGCCGATGGCGTCATCAAGGTGCAAGTGAAGCTGTGGAAGGAAATACAGCTCACGTGGTGGGTCAATGACACGGTCGCGCCAATCGCGATCACCGATCGCGGCAAGGTGTGCGCGGTCAAGGATAACCAAACCGTGTCGATCGATGCGACGGGCCGAAGCAAGGCCGGCATGATTTTCGACGTTCAAGCCGCTAAGGGCGTGCTCGTTTATTTCAACTACGACACTGCGCCGTGAGCGCGGGCCGCACTCCTAACACCGAAAGGACCTAAACAGTCATGCCCGCGATTACCCCGTCATTTGTGTTTGATCTCGAGTCGAATATGCGCGTCATCACTGCGCGCGAATACGAACGGCTGCTCTCTAAACTGTGGTGGAACAAGATCGCCAAAACCGGGCCTAACAGTGGCGCGAAACGTGAGCGCGTTTCGTGGCTGCTAGACACTGCGCGCATCCAGCAAACCGGCCGCGGCGGCAACGTCGAATTCGAGGACATCGTTTCACAGACCACCGAGGTCGAGCACATCAACGCAGCCGCCGGCCTCAAGATCAAGAAAGAACAATTCGAGGACGTTGACGGCAACGGCATCGACTATGCGACCCATTGGTCTCGGCAAATGGGCGCCTATGCTGCGTATTGGCCCCAAAAAATGGTAGCGCGCTCGATCTTGGCGAACGGCCTCACGTATGACGGGCAAGCCATGTTCAGCGCAGCGCACCCGGTCAACCCGTTCAACACGGCCGCCGGCACGTTCGCGAACATCTTTACCGGCGCGGCCGCGGGTGCATACCCGGGTGCGGTGCCGATCGATGGCTCGGTGACGGTCGAGACGGCCGTAGCGAACATCGCTAAGGCGATCGCATACGTCGCATCGATCAAGATGCCGAACGGCGAGGACCCACGCTTTTTGCAGCTCGCGCAGATCATCGTGCCGCCGGCATTGGTGGCGCGCGCGCAGCAAATCACGAACGCGAAATTCATCGCGCAAGCCATCAACGCTAACTCGGGTGGTAGCGGTGACATCGAGGCCGTGGTCCGTAACTTCGGCCTAGGTCAACCCATCGAGGCCGCCGAGCTCGGCTCGGCATTCGGCGGCGATGACAAGACCTATTACCTCGCCATGGAGGAGATCACCAATAACGAGCTCGGCGCGTTTGCATATATCAATCGAGACCCGTTCTCGGTGCTCTACTACGGCCCGCAAAATTCAGCGCAGCTCGCTCGAATCCGTGAGTATCAGTGGCTTACCGAGGGTCGCAACTCGGTGCTCAATGGTCACCCGTACTTGCTTTTCAAGTGCCCGGGAACCTGAACACGGTAGCCGCACGCGCGCGCTTGATCGACATCACCGATCGCACGCGTGCGGCTTGTTACGTCGCGCCACGTCCGCACGCCACGTCACCCGTACGCCCGCAGCCGCCGCCATGCCCACGATCGCATATCTCACACTCACCGAGTTTCGTCTGGCTACAGACATGCCGGCGACGTTCGTGGATGAGATCGAGGCGCGTACGCCCGGCTGGTTTGATCAAAGACTCTTGCTCGAGTCCGCGAACATCGATGCACGGCTGTGCAAGCGCTATGACGCGCCGTTCAAGCTGCCGTATCCGATCATGGTGCATCGCTGGCTTACGGATCTCGTGACCATGCGCGCGTGGCTCAAGCGCGGCGTGCACTCGCTCGATGAGCAGATCGCCGAGTACAAGAAAGCGGCCGATGGTGCCGATCGCGATTTGCTCGAAGCCGCGAATTCCAACACGGGTTTGTTTGATCTACCGCTGCGCGCGGACACAGACGCGAGCGGTGTTACGCGCGGTTTCCCGCGTGGCTACACCGAAGCTTCGCCCTACGTATGGGCCGACGTTCAACAAGTCGCCGGGCAATCCGAGGACGAATCGGGATCGGGGACATTCTCATGACCGTCGCGCCGGAAAATGTGGCGGCGATGTCCACGGTCGATAGCTGGATCCAGCGCATCCAAAAGCTTTCGGATTTGCCCGTCGATGCCGCGCCCGATGTCGCGGCGGCGATGCGCGCCGAGACTCACCGCACGATCGCGGCGAGCACCACGGCCTACGGCCAAGCGTGGAAACCAAAACAAGACGGCGGCAAGCCGCTCGAGCACGCCGCGAAAGCCGTAGGCGTTGCCGCAGTAGGCGACACGATTGTGATGCGCGTGATCGGCATCGAGGCACGGCACCACAAGGGAACAGTGCGCGGCAAGGTCGCGCGGCCGATCATTCCTATCAACGGCTTGCCAGGCCGTATGAGCGATCAGATTCGAGCGGTGTTTGAGAAACACTTCGGCGATCTCATGAGTGGCAAGGACACGCCGCCATGATCTTGCTCGGCCTCGAAAGCCTATACCTCGGCGTCATCGCGCAATTCGCCGTCGATGGCATGTCGAGCGTGCCGAACCTTTTTGGGTGGCGCGTGCCCGGGCAGCACATGGAAACGACGTCCCGCATTGCGTGGGTGCCCGGCGACCCATCGGGAAATATGGGCTACACGCTGCCGGCACGAAACCCGGGCGGCGCACCGCGAACGATCGCCGTGCTCGATGAGCTCTTTACTGTCTACATCACAGGTCAAGACCCGAGCGATCCCGAGAACGAGCTCAAGCAGTACCACGCCACGCGCTTGCTTCGTGATGCGTGGCACCGCGCCGTGTATCTGCGCGCGCACGGCACGTTTTTGATTCGCACCGAAGGTTGGGCCGTCGAAAAACTCGAGCGGCGATGGGGCGGCACGATCCGCATTACCGCGACCATTCAATCCCCCGTGTGGGATGCGATCGGCGACTCCGATGTCATTGACGCCGTCGATGACGCGATCGCCGCCGGCACGCACGTTTCGTCTGACATTGACG